GACCATTGCAGCCATCCGCGCGGTGCTGGTGAATTCGTCCTACAGCCTAAACGGCAAAAGCGTGACCCGTGCGGATTTGACCCGCCTCAACATCATGCTCGGTCAGATCCAGTCAGCCATTGACTATCAGGCTGGCGCAACGACCGATCAGACCTTCGTTTCTTTCAACGGCAACTAACATGGACTTCGACGCTTCAAAAGTCATCAGCACGGCGCCTTGGTACGACAAGGCCATCTCGGCCATCGCTCCGGCCTGGGGCTTGAAGCGCTTGGAGTCGCGCGTGCAGGCTGCGCTCTTCAACTACAACGCGGCAACGACGAACCGGCTTTACGCGCCAAAGCAGTACGGCCTGCCGAGCGAGTCATCGACGACGGTGCGCGACCGCATTGTGATGATGTGGGAAAGCCGCGACCTCGTGGAGAACTTTCCAGAGGCGCGCGAGATCAGCCGCAAGTTCGGCAACTACCTGACGCCCCATGAGTACAGCCCGACGACAGGTGACCGCGACTACAACGCCATCGTTGCGGATTACTTCCACGAGTGGTGCAAGACGTGCGACGTGACCGGCCGGCATACTTTCAAGAAACTTATCCAGCTGGCGGCAGAGCAGCGCCCGGTTGACGGCGACTGTGGCTTCGTCATTCGACGCGTCGATGGCGAACTGAAGATTCAGCTGGTGCCTGGAACGCGCATCGGCAATCCGAATATGCTCGGCTCAGAGCCGAACAACTATTTCCAAGGAGTGTTCACGAATGAGTTCGGTCGGCCCGTTGCCTATCGCATCTTCCGCGTGACGCGCGAGGGAGTCTATTATGATCCAGAAGACATCGAAGCTCAGTTTTTCTGTCATTACTTTGATCCGTTCCGCGTGGACCAATACCGTGGAATCACTGACTTCCATGCTGCGATCCGCACGGCTCGGATGCTATACGAGATTCTCGAAGCTGAAAAGGTTGGCGTCCGCTTTGCTAGTCAGCAAGCCGCCCTCGTATTTTCCGACCGAGGAACTGCCAACCCACGAAACCTGTTTACGCCTAATCCGGCGCAAACGCTCGCGAACGGGCAAACGCAGAAAAACGAGGAATCGCAAATAGGGCAGATCCGCTACTTCGGGACTGCCGACAAGGTCGAGGTGATGCCTTCGCGACCGAGTGCTGCGTTCGAAGGATTTGTGCAGCACCTGATGCATGAGATCGCAATCGGCGTCGGTATTCCGGAGGGCGTTTTGTTCGGCACGCAGAACTACAAGGGACCGAGCGTTCGTGCGGACTTTGCCGCGGCGGACCGCGTGTTCACTCGCCATCAAGGGATCTTGCAGGACAAGGTGCTCGATCCGATCAAGAACCAAGTGATTCTCGACGCCATTGCGCGTGACTTGATTCCACCTCCGCCGCGCCGTGATGGCGAGACGGTGGTGCAGGCGATGAAGCGTGCGACCCGCGGTGAGTGGCGCTTTCCGGCCAAGCTCACGATTGACATCGGCCGCGAGTCCGCAGCCAACCTCAACGAGAACCGGCAGGGCGCGAAGTCGTTGCAGGAGATCGCAGCCGAGGAGGGGACTGATGCGTTCGGTCGTCTTGAGCAGATCGCCATTGAGGCGTCGTTCGTGTCTGAACTGGCGCAGCGCTACAACGTGCCGGAGACCTCAATTCGTATGGTTACGCAGCAGCTGCCGGCTAATCCGGCGATGGCGGCCGCTCTCGGTGATAACGTCACGCAGAGTGCAGTTGATGCGACCAACGCTACGCAGAAGCAGCCGGCACAAGATGCGCCGCCTGAGAATGACGCCGAGCTATCCGACAACCGCATCGTCATTGACTTCGCAGAGGATGGCTACGTTCCCAACGAGTCAATGGTCGCCAATGCCAAGCGTGCGCTGGAGGTCCGCGAGTCTAAGCCGGCCAGCCAGCGCGGCATGACCTCGGTGGGCATCGCTCGCGCGCGAGACATCATTAACAAGCGTGCGCTCTCCGAGGACACGGTGCGCCGCATGAAGGCTTACTTCGACCGTCACGAAGTCGACAAGAAGGGCGCGACCTGGGACCAGCAGGGGAAGGGGTGGCAGGCTTGGTACGGCTGGGGGGGGGACGCCGGCCAGACGTGGGCCAACGCTATTGTCGAGCGGCTGAACCGTCGCGAGGCTGGAGACGCTACCGAAAAGGTGCGCCTTAATTCTGCGGTCGAGGCTGACTTTGCTACGCGCAAATTGAGCAGCAAGGACTGGCTCGCTTCGCTGGCATCCTATCGTCGAGAACTGGAAAAGAAAAAGGAGTTCATTCTCCCGACGCTTGGTGCTGGTGAAAAGAGCGAGGACTTCCTTGCGCGCTGCATGGGTGACGCCACGATGGCCGCAGAGTTTCCGGATGAGTCGCAGCGCTACGCGGTCTGCCAGCGCCAACTGAACCCGAAAGCTTAATTCATGGACACGCAAAAGCAGATCGACCACCTGATCGACCTGGCGATCGAGCAGCGCGAGGAAATCGCGCGCATCGTCAATTCGCTGCCTGAGCTGCGCAATCAGTTGCGCGACGAGGTGGCGCTGGCGCTTGAGGAAGTCGAGCCGCACCTGCGCGATGCGCTGGCGGTCATGGCTGGCGACGAGGTGAAGGCGCTTGAGGGCAAGCTGTCGTCAGAGGTCAAGCAACTCCTGAGCCGTCTTGAGTTGGCGGCTGGCGCAAAGTACACGGCGCTCATGCAGGAGCGCGAGAAGAACGCGCATTTGCTGGAGGTGGCGGAGCAGCGAATCATTTTGGCTACCGCTGAACTGCCGGAGACGGTCACGCGGATTCTCGATGAGCAGATCAAAGCGCGCGAGGAGTTTGCTGCGCCGCGGACGCTCACGCCGCTCGGCAAGTGGAAGGCCGGCGAATATGAGACGCTCGATGTCGTTTCGATTAACGGTGATTCCTACATTGCGAACCGTGCGACGCGGGAGAAGCCGAGCCGGTCAGCAAAGGACTGGACGCTCCTGGCTGCACGCGGTGCTGGCGGCGGTGGTTCGAATATTAACTCGCTGACGGATCTGACGGGCACGCCGGCGGCTGGTCAGTTGCTCATCGGTAACGGCGGAGATTTCCAGCTGAACACGTTGACGGCTGGATCGAACGTCACGATTACGAACACGCCTGGCGGCATCGAGATTGCAGCTACCGGAGGCGGTGGCGGATCTGGTACGGTGACCAGCGTTGCAGCGACGGGCGATGGCGCAGTCTCGGTCAGCGGCAGTCCGATCACGACGAGCGGCACCTTTGCGATCTCGCTCGCAAGCACGGCGGTTACGGCTGGCAGCTACGGCGCAGCGAACAAGGTCGGCACGTTTACGGTCGACAGCCAAGGTCGCCTTACTGCTGCGGCAGATGCGACGATCAGCATTTCGACGAGTCAGGTCACGGGACTCGGCAGCGCTGCCTTGCAGTCCACGACTTTCTTCGCGCCTGCGACCACAGGCATCGACATCCTGAGCGGCAACGGCTCGGGCGGCTTTGCCTCTGTCACCGTTGGAACTGGTCTGACGTACACGGGCGGCACGTTGTCGGCTACGGGTGGCGGCGGATCAGGAACCGTGACAAGCGTTGCTGTAACCAGCGACGGCGATGTGACGTCTTCAGGCGGGCCGATCACGGCGAGCGGTACGTTTACGCTTGGACTGTCCAGCACGTCAGTCACGGCAGGCAGCTACGGTGCGGCTGGTTCTGTCGGGACGTTCACCGTAGACGCAAAGGGTCGTCTGACTGCGGCGGCTGATACGGCAATTGCGATCACGGCTGGTCAAGTGTCGGGACTTGGCAGCGCTGCGTTTGAGTCGACCACTTACTTTGCTCCTGCTACGACCGGAACGCTCATTCTCGCCGGCAATGGCAGCGGCGGCTTTTCGACTGTCACGGTCGGATCTGGCCTGACCTACAACGCAGGCACGCTCGAAAGCACGGCAGGCGGTGGCAGCGTGACAAGCGTTGCTCTGACCGCAGGCACGGGCATCTCGATCAGCGGTGGACCGATTACGACCAGCGGCACGATTGAGGTGACCAACACGGCACCGGATCAGGTGGTTGCTCTGACTCAAGGCGGCACGACGACGATCACCGGAACCTATCCGAATTTCACAATCTCCTCGGCTGACCAGTTCACGGGTACGGTGACCAGCGTCACTGCGCAGGGAAGCGCTGACATCTCGGTCACTGGTGGACCGATCACGACCAGCGGCACGCTGTACTTCTCACTCAGCGACACGAGCGTAACTGCTGGAAGCTATGGCACGGCTGGCAGCGTCGCATCCTTCACGGTAGACGCGAAGGGGCGTTTAACCGCTGCTGCAAACGTCCCGATCTCAATCACGGCTGGTCAAGTAACGGGCGGATTCGTTACCTCAATTTTTGGCGAACAAGGAGTCGTCACGTCGCTGGATTACGTCGATTTTGATACCGCTGCCACGGTCACGCCAACTCCTGGGCGCATCTACTGGAACGACTCGGACGGCGCTGGCACGATGTCCATCGCGCTGAAGGGCGGCAACGTTCAGATCAACGTCGGGCAAACTGATTATTACCGAGTAAAAGCGACGACGGCAATCACGGCTGGGAATGTCATCGCTTTCGACGGAGTGGTTGGAGTAAGCGGTCAGATCGAAGGACGACCCGCGACGGGACTTCAGCCGAGTCAAGGCAACTACATCCTCGGTGTTGCTGCGGAAACTGGCACCACTAATGACTGGATTTCAGTCATCGCGTTTGGTTTTGTTCGCGGGATCAATACGACGGGAGGCGGCGAAAGCTGGGTCGCTGGAGACGTGCTGTATTTCAACCCAGCGGTTGCCGGCGGGCTGACGAAGACGATCCCGACAGCGCCTAATCCTCGCGTTGAGGTTGCAGCAGTTGTCGTGGCAGACGCCGTAAACGGCGAACTGCTTGTTCGTGTGAATAGCGGCTCCTCGCTGGGTGAGACGGATAGCAACGTTCAAATCACAAGCCTAACGGGCAACGACTTTCTTGTTTACGACGCTGGCGACTCGCGCTGGGAAAACTACGCGCCATCGGCAGCGCGAACGGCGCTTGGACTAGGCTCGGCAGCGCTGGAGGCGACGAGCTACTTCGCACCGGCTACGAGTGGCACGGCGATTCTAGCTGGCAACGGCTCAGGCGGTTTCTCGCCGGTCACGGTCGGTACTGGTTTGTCCTACGTCGGCGGCACCTTGTCTGCGCTGAATGCAGGCGGCACAGTGACCAGCGTGACCGCGCAGGGCAGCGCTGACATCTCAGTCACTGGCGGTCCAATCACGACGAGTGGCACGCTGTACTTTTCGTTGAGCGACACCAGTGTCACCGCTGGGAACTACGGCACGGCTGACTCTGTTCCTTCGTTTACTGTCGACGCAAAAGGAAGACTTGTTTCTGTTGGAAACGTGCCGATTTCAATCACGGCTGGTCAGGTCAGCGACCTACCCTCTGGCGGCACCTCGGACTTGTTTCTTTGGACATCTTGCTCTTAAACTTCTCCCCCATCATAAATCATGGCCTCTACACCTAACTTCGCGGCAACGGCGCTCGCGCCGGATGTCATTCAAATCTCAACGGCCAACACGAATCGCGATGGCACGGGCACAGTCGGAACCCTTGTCACCGGAACAACGGCTGGCACCGTGATTGAAAACATCACTATTAAAGCAACGGACACAACTACGGCGGGTTGCATTCGCTTCTTTATTTCAACCGACTCCGGAACCAGCAAGCGGCTAATTGCTGAAATTGTAGTGAATGCCATTACACCTGGAGCTAGTGCTGCAACGTTTGTTTCCGAAGTTCCACAGCTTAGCGGTTTAGTGCTTGTTGGAACTTCTTCACTACTCTACGCCAGCACACACAACGCTGAGACGTTCAACGTAATTGCAGAAAAATCGGGTCTTTAATCATGGCTATCAATCGCGGTATTTTAGAACGTGTTGGAAATGAAAGTGCAGCTCAAATTGCTGCGCAAGTTTTCCCAATCAAATTTGCCGTTCGCGCTACCGGAAACATTACAGTGCCGAATAACGCCTATCGAGTGCGTGCAATAGCAGTTGGCGCAGGCGGAGGGGGAGGGGGTTCCAATTATAGAACCAGCGGCACACGTCGCAAGGGCGGCGGCGGCGGCGGCGGTGGTGGTTACGCAGAGGGCTGGTATAGTGTCACGCCTGGTTCTGTCATTCCAATCACAATTGGCAGTGAAGGAACTGCTGGAGCCGCTAGCACGGACACCACAACGCCAAACGCAACGGCGGGAGGCGCTGGTGGCACCACTTCGGTTGGATCTTTCGTTTCAGCTACTGGAGGCTCCGGCGGAGGCGTAAATAACGCAGATGACACAACGGCCGCAACTGGTGGGGCTGGCGGCGTTGGATCTGGTGGAATTTTCAACTTTACCGGAGGCACTGGAGGGACGGGTTTAGCAAGTACATCAGCAGATGCAAATGGAGGCGGTGGCGCATCATCTGCATCTCCTCAAGGTAATGGTTTTGATGGTGGAACACCGGTTGGCACTAATGGTGGCGGCGGTGGCGGTATTGGCGGAGCGGGTGCATCTGCTAATGGTGGCGGATCATGGGGACCAGCAGGACAGACTAACGGAGGAATGGGGTCTGCTGGAGAACAAACTACTTCTAATTCGCCCGGTCTTATTGGAAGTGGATTTACTGAGTTGCTGTATACTCTCCCGCTGCACGGTGGTGGAGCGCGAGGCGGAGCAAATGGTCAAAGTGGCGGTGGGGGGGGAACTTCGGGAAGAGGTGGCGATTTCGGAGGCGGCGGCGGCGGAAGCGCCGACTCGGCAGCAGGAGCACCCGGAGACACTAGCCGCTGTTGTGGAGGCGGTGGTGGTGGGGCTGGTAATGCAAGCAGAACTGGTGCCGGTGGCGCTGGCGGTCCCGGCATTGCGATTCTTGAGTTCTACCAATGAGCACTTACGCTCGCATCTTAAACGGCGTAGTCTTGGACGTTGTGGGTTTTGATCCGCGCGGCCGATTCCACGCCGACATTGCAAATCAGTATGAGCCGGTTCCAGAGGGAACGCGATCCAACGCCGTCTTGATAAATGGAATTTGGGTCAATCCGCGTTTGCCTGAACCGCCGACAAAGGAACAGATTCAGGCACAGCAGGCGGCAGAACAAGAGGAGATCAAGAGACAGACTGCTCATTCGATCCGTAGCGAACGGAATGCAAAGCTGACTGAGACAGACTGGACTCAGGTCGATGACACGCCGCTAGACAACGTGGCAAAGAGCGCTTGGGCAAACTACCGACAAGCACTGCGCGATGTACCGGATCAAGCCGGATTCCCCTTCGATGTTAATTGGCCCAGCGCTCCCGTTTAACGTCTGAGCCTTTTTTGATGAGTTGGTTCACGGAACTGCTTTTTAACGCTGGCAGCGGCGGTCTGTTCGGCATGGTCGGCAGCCTCGCGACGACCTGGATGCGACTGCGCGAGAAGAAGCTGGATAATCAGTTCCAGCTGGACCTGATGGACAAGCAGTTTGCCAGCGCCGAGGCAGTCGCTGCGTGGCAGGCATTCAGCGCATCGCAGACCGCCAGCGCCGCGGATATGACCGAAAAGGTCGCTCCCTGGGCGGCTAACGTGCG